GAAAGCCCTGAAAGTCTCTTTGAGACCATCAGGGAGAATGCATTCGTCAATAGTCTTAGGGCGATACTTTTCTACCCAGAGAAATTCTTCACGCATTTGTTTTTCCTATCAAGAGTTGAAGTTGGACTCGTTACTCTCAGTCATAATAAAATACTGAATATTATTATCAGTGAAAGATGAGATGCCCTTTGAGTTAATCTTGATATTATAACTCAGAGGAAGCAACTTAACAAGATACTCAACACGGAACACCATATTAAATCTCTTATCAGTAGCACCAACTTCAATACTGAATGTATCAGATGTTGGGTTCTTAGAGTTGACGGCAGATATCTTAATAGTTTCACCATCACCAACAACTGCAATGTTAGGAACTTGAAGAATTGCTGCAGCCTTAAGAACTTTATGGAAATCAAAATGATTGATTGTAAATTCAATCTCAGCTGGATCAACCACAATCTTCTTATCAATTGGAGGTGCAATAATAGTAGACACATCAGCATATGTAAAATTCACAATATGATTGCCTCCTACGATTGTTAATTGATGTTCACCAAATGTGATATCATGATCCTGAAACAAAGACAAGATACCAAGAAACTTAGGTAGTTCATAGATTGCAAACTGTTGAGGAAATTCCTCTTCAACAGTAGCAGTTGCATAGATAGTCCTTTGTACACCAACAGTCGTCAAAACATTTCCCGGTCGCACCAAAATAGAACCATTGATGTTGGAAAAGTTTTTCAAGATATTGATAGTATTCTCACTGATTTTCATAACAAAGTATTCCTTTTCACGGGTTATTATACAGGACGGAATTTCTTCAATAGTTCAGGCGAAGCAGTCAATACTTCAACTGGAGTAACTGGCTTTGGATTTCTCTGGCTCTTTAACAAACCAGCATCAGCTGTAGCAGAAGCGCCAACAGATGCAAGTGCGGGAAGCTTACCAGCAAACACATATGTACCAGCATGTTGCAAGTGCATCCATGGGCACAACCAAACTTTCAATCCCATCTGACGAACATTCTGACAGAACATATAATCTTCTGAAAGATAACGGCGAGTCTTGGGATCAATGATACAATCAAAGTATGCATGGATTTCACGAGAACCATCAAACTCTGCAGTGCGTACATGATCTGGCTTATATGAATACTGAGGATAGTGCTGCTTGTACTTATCGAATGTAGGACGACGAATCATCATAAATCCAGTGCCAGTTTCTAACACTTCTGCGGGTTCGTCAAGTCTAATCGTTTTACTTGATTCACCGGGGTTCATTGCAGGGTTGAAAACAAAGTCACCAACAAAATCTTCAAGTGCAGAAGGATTGTCCTTTGCAACACCCTTGTCAATGGCTTGCATAATCTTTTCCCATGTGATGCACTTCTTAGGATACGGACCAGCGATAACATCATAACCAGAATCTTCATCTTGAAGAGCCATCAGAGCAATGATATCCTTTGGATCAAATCCAATGTCTGAATCAACAAACATCATATGATGTGCATCAGAACGCAGGAATTCATCAACACAATAGTTTCTTGCACGAGTAATCAATGACTCATTAAAAAGAAAATACGAGCGAACTTCAATCCCATGCTTAACGCATAATGCAGTTAGATCACACATAGACCTAGTATAGATACCACTGCAGTTGCCACCATACATTGGTGTGGCTACAAATAACTTTCTATTTCTTAGCTTTTCAATATCAATTTTAATTTCCATTATTTCTTTCCTTTATAATGATCAACATAAAGGCACATCATAACATAATGAAGTGCCTTTAGCAAGTCCGCTCTATTGTTACCGTTCTTTTTTCCATAACGCCATAGGTATTTGATTGCAGTGTTCCTGAATGTTGCGGTAGAGTCACCAAGTGCAATCCACGCATCAAAGCATTCGACTGATTCTTCGTCAGTCTTGTAATGTTGTGAATAGGTTGAATCGATGTAATCCTTGAAATCATTGATGATATCTCCCTCTGCATACTTATAACAAAAATTAGCACCTTCCCTTGTAGGGATATACTTATCACCAAAAGTAAATGATGATACATTTGTAGGAGTAAAATTAAAATTTACTTCTGGTTGTGGAATATTTTCATAAGCTTCTTCTACTTGCTTATACGCCCTGTCTTTCTTTACCATAATATAAAACCTTTCACAAAGTAATAGTGTCTCTCAAAATTCTTTCAATATCAGGTGGTTCCCAACCCTCTGGCTTTTGAATCTTACCATCAGCCCTACGAAGAACTTTACCATCAACAAGCTTTGCCATGTTAGAAGCATGTACTTCTTCAAAAATATCATCAAGTGGAATACCATAAGAAACAGCTGTACCACAAATAATATAAATGATATCAGCAAGTGCATCAGCAACTTCTACAAGATCATTCTTGTATTCTGCAACAATATATTCTGAATACTCTTCTGCTAAAAGCTTCTTACGAAGATCACGCTCTTCTTTAGAAGGAAATTCTGGCTTATCACCAACATGTTGACCAACCGCTCTTTGAAAAGCTCGTACATCTGTGAACATACTCATATCAAACTTCCTTGTCGCTCTTGTCAAATTCAATACCTTCAAGAAGAAGGCGGTTCACTTCATCAGAAATCATCTTTTCAATTGCGGGAGTGATTTCTGTCTCTTGTAGCTTATACGCTGTTGTGTTGTCGTTGTCAATCTTATATATGTCTGCCAAGATATAAAGTCTGCCAGTTTCTTCATCTTCTTTAACAAATTCATCTTCTGGAAAAGTTACGAAATAATTCCCCAGCCTAAATCCCGGTCTATCATCTTTTTTAATATCTTTAATATTCATTGTATTCTCCTTACGCTATCCTAGAAAAGTTTTGACTCTTTTCAAATTTAATTACTTGATTGAATTTATCAAACAATTGGTCAGTCTTGTGGCTTATGATAAACGTATTTGTATCACTTGTCAAGCTCAAAAGTATCTTCATGAATTCATTTGTTCCATTAACATCAAGTGAACTATCCATTACTTCGTCCATGATAAGGATATTAGTGCTGGCACTGTTACGCATCTTTGCAACCGCCCTCCATGTAAATAGAATAGCAAGATTGATACGCATCTTTTCACCCTCAGAAAATGAAGCATAAGAAAATTCGTCACGAAAGCGTGACTTAATCTTTTCATTGAATGTCTCATCAAGTTCAAACTGAACAAAGAAATCCATAGCAGAAAGATACTTATTGATAAGTTTATTAATCACAGGAACATACTGCTTGATAATACGTGACTTAATACCACTATCCTTTAAGATAAGAGAAGCAATCTGTAATGAATCTTTAGCTCTTGCTAATTCATTTTTCTCTTCAATATTATTTTGCAATTGAATTTCAAGCTGCTTTATTGTTTCTTCTGAAACAGGATCATCTGTCTTCTTATTAAGTTCTTCCTTGTTCTTAATAAGTTTAGCAATGTATGACTTATGACCATTTGCTATATTGATATGTGCTGCCTGTTCAATCTTTAGATTAGTAATATCTTTCTTGATAGAATCAATCTGCTTGATTTCATTAGTAAGATTCATCAATTCTTCTTTTAATTGATCAAGACCACATTGCACTTCTTCAATATTTTTTGTCTTATCATCAACAGTCTCACATTTAAAATCATTCTGAATTACTTGCTTGCATGTAGGACAATTATCATGATCATCAAAGAATATGATATCAGCTTTTAACTTTCTGATTTTATCAATCAACTGTTGCTCAAGAATAAGAAACTTCTGATGCTTGTTGCGAATCTTTGCTTCATCATCAATGCTTCTAAGTTGTTCTCCTATTTGCTGATCTTTAGCAACAATCTTGAATGTTTCCATTTCAAGAGCGGCATCAGTCAGAAGAATTTCTTTTTCAATCTTCTCTATCTGTTCTACGGTATTATCACGCATCTTAGATGCAAGTAGATTCTCCATTCTGATCTTTTCAGATGTGAGATTATAATTATATTCTGCCTGTTGAAGTGATTTATTATTTTCAACAATATCATCTTTAAGTAAAGAATTCATTGTAGAGAAGATTTGAATATCCAAAAGGTCTTCAATCACTTCTCTACGAGCCTGTGCCGCTAACTGCATAAAAGGAGTAAAAGATGCAGACCCCAGCACAACTACCTGACAGAAAGACTTGTGGTTCAACTTGAGAATCTGTGTCTCAAGAATCTCTTGATAGTCTTTTGATTCGGCATTTTGATTTAATAGATTATCATTCTGATATACCTCAAATACACTAGGCTTGATACCACGAACAATCCTGTATGAAGCAGAGCCAACAGAAAACTCAACCTCTACCACAAGTTCTTTCTTGTTGATAGAGTTGAGCAACTGAGGCTTATTGATCTTACGGAATGGCTTGTTATATAAAGCAAAGGAAAGTGCATCAAGCATTGTTGATTTACCTGATCCATTCTCACCAACAATCAATGTGGTGTTTGACTTGTCGAGTTGAATTTCAGTAAAAGCTGC